TATAGCAGTTTTTAAGTTTGCATAATTATTTAAAGCCATTATAATTTCTTATCTCCTGTTCTAAAAAACATATACTCGTTACTGTTTACCATTTCTTTAATAAGAGCATTTTGTTGTTCAGCATCAAGTTTGTAAAAGTTTGAGTGACCAAATCTTTCTTTTGTTTTGAGTTTCAATGCAATCACAGGTATTTGTGCTATACGCTGTAGATCACCTTTTTGTGTATTTGGCACATGATTACGAAGAAATTTATTTTCTTCTAATATAGGGGTGGTGTCCTGTAGACTTCTTACAACAAGTTTCCTTGTACCCCTATCTATGTGTATAGGTTGATTGGAATTATATATGTCCTCCATATTATAGCTCCGTTGTATCTACATCGTAAGCGTCTATTAAGACTCTCCATCCATAAGTTGAACTCATATATACAAGACCAATACCAGTACTTTCTGTAGTCAATGTAAGGTCTGCTGT